TAAATTCGATTTTGTTGATTTGAAGTGATACAAAAGGTCTCGTATGTGTCCATTCCTATTGATATTCTCATTTTTTATATGAAAGAACGGATAAGAGTCAGGGAGGATATTCACAACAAGTATTGATAGACGGATATTCTTCTCTTGTTAAGTTCATCCTTAGACACGTCAGACAATACAAAGGTGTTTTTATCCCCTTTGGCATCTTTTTGCTGCTTTAATATAAGGTTGCCCATAACTTCTGATAATTTAATTGATGTCGCAAATATACGATATAATAAATCAAATAATATATTTTATCATACATTTAACTATAAATGGGCGTGGAATTAACTATAATTTAACATAAACCGCTTAGATAAGCGAATTAGATAAGCAATTTACGAGATGTGGCAAAGGTTGAGGACTGGCAAAGGGCAGCCTTAGCGACTACCCCTTTTATTCTATCTAAAATGACCTGCAACTTGCCTTGTTGCTTTTTCTTTTTCCTCTTTACTAATTGTTAATGGGTTAGGTGTTTCTTTTTTATCACAGAAATGTTCTGTTAATTTCCTAACATCATTTGTCATTATCCACAACTTAAAGAATAGGATAATTTGTAAGACACCAAAAATTATCAATAAAACCGAAACAAAATTTAAGCTTTCCATAAAATAATTATTTAGTTGTACAAAGAATTTCTTTTAACTCATTAAAGTTGTCTGGATTTTCCAAATCTCCCCAAAAGAATTTTCTATATTTGTTTCTATCGAAGCCATTTTTATTTGTATAAACAAGGATTATTTCTTTATCGCATAATACAATGATAGAAGATTCCATTAAATGTGCGTATGAATTGGCTTGTTGAAATGCTTCATATATATCCTTTTTGTTCCGCATGGATAGTTTTGCTTCAATTAGTACTTTGGCAACATACCCATTTTCCGTTTTTGTACAACGTAAAGCAAAATCAGGGAATATTCTTTCCCCACGCCCTGCACGCAAAGGTATCTGTCGCATATAATCAGTTATACCAATATTATGAAGCAGAGGAATAAGCAACTTTTCTTCTACGTCTTTCTCTAATTTTATGTCTGTGCGTATTATCTTAGGGGCATACAAAGTTGGAAATTTGCTCGTATCGTAGCCTTTCTTCTGAACAATTCGCAAAATTTCTTGATAATCTCTATTGCTCATCTCCCAACCATTTACACCCTGAAAGTTTTTTCTTATAAGCGGATGGGAAGAAAAATACGCATCACTCTTTAATTCATGAAGTGATATGTGAGGTAAATTTGTCCGATTTCCTATGTATGTATTAGCGTAATAGTAAAAGAAAGGGTCGATTACACCATCTGTTTGTGCTATCCACATACATGTTATTGCGCATATAGGATGTGTCTCATAGTGTATGAGAATATCACCTCGCATAGTATCTTCATTGGCTTGCCAAAACATAAAATCCGAATCTTCCTCTGGATGAATCTTCCCTCCAATAAACCAAGCCTTAGATGGCTTAGGTATATCTTTTAGAGTAGCCTTCGTAACTCCTTGACCAAAATCATAAAGTAAGGCACATAGTTCGTATGGAGATAATCCATTTTCTTTACGAAAGTAATATAGCACTTCGCATAGTTCCCAATAATACATACAGCGAGCCCTATAATCACTCTTTTTTGGAGGTATTGGCATTTCTATGCCAAAGACATCGAAGACTTTTGTAAAGTCAAAGAAGTGATACCTGAACATGTTAGGAAAGAAATATTCTGGTTCTTTGAAAAACAGCATAAATGACAAGTCCATATTAGCCATGAGATATGTCTTATAGTCTGCTTTTTCTATAAAAGGTTCTCCGTCATCAAACAATACCGCTTCGTCTATTATATGTTCGTATAGATTGCGTGCATCTGTAATATTTAATAATGCTGGTGCAGGTTCAATCGCAAGTTCCCATAGAAGTTCACAGCATTCTTCCAAATTATTTTTATCCGTAAACCTTGCCTCCATAGGATTATATTTGGAGATAAGTTCATACATAGCTACGTCTTGAGCAGCTTTTTCAAACTGTTCTATTATTTTGCGTCCACCATTGGTTTGTTTATACAGATCCCATGTGTATTTATTGAATGTCATTTCCCTGTCAATGTTAGCATTATTGTTTTCCCACAGTGCGGGCAAGTGATTGTGTTTGGGCGATCGTTTTCATCTGCAACCAGTTTAGAAACAGATATTCCTATGATGTCCGCAATTTCTTGCAATCTATCTAATGGTGTCTTTCCATTAAGAAGCTGAGACAATGAAGATTGTGAGATACCTTGCTTTCCACCTCTTTTATTTGTCATTTCAGATGCAAGCCTTTCAAGCGTCCATCCATGTTCTTTTATGACTTTTTTTACATCCATAAGCAATAACTTATATTATTTTGCAGCAAAGATAAATTTTTATTTTGAAAAAAACGAGAAAACATATATAAATTATAAGATATAACTAATTTATAGCAAATAATTGTTAAGTAAATGCTTATAATGACAAACAAAGGTTAAATATTAGATATATCTTATTAAAAAACTTGCATTTATAAGAAATTGCTTATATATTTGCCTCGTGATTAGTTCACAAGTGAGTTGCAGATTTTCGAGCAAGCCTTTTAGCCTTTCTCACTTAAAAGAAAAACGACTGAAAGAGTAAGAAACAAAGTAAAACTATTAAAAACATTGCAATCATGAAAGTTATAGATTTCAAAAACAAAAAATTAGATCTTGACGGTGCATTATTCATTAATGGTGAAAAAGACTATTCAGCATGCACAGCTACAGTAAGTAGCAGAAAATTTAAGACGCTCAAAGGCACGATAGCGTGGCTAAACAAAAGAGGTTATACAGAAGCATAAAGTAAAAACATAACAATCCGCCTATTGTTGTTTATTCAACAGGCGGATTTTATATAAACAACATTATTAACAGTATCTTTGGATACACAAAAAAAGAGAAAAGTTATGAAAGTATTAAATCTAATCATCAAACAAAAGTATTTCGATGCCATACTGGCAGGTCGTAAGGTGCAAGAGTTCAGAGAGGTTCGCCCAACGACAATCAAGAAACTATTACAGCTTGATGCAGAAGGGTTTGAGATAGAAGATGAACACGGCAACGCACAGCCAATCAAGTATGATGCCATTCAATTTTATGTAGGCTACCACAAAGATCGTGACAGCGCACTTGTAGAGGTTCTTGGCGCACATTGTGAGGTATTCGTTGATGATGACGACAATCCAATCACATACGAGTATGGCAAAGACAAAGACGGCAATCCACTTGAGTGGTGGGCAGAGCAGGTAGTTTATGATTTGGGTAAGGTACTTTCACACAATATTAGAGACAAGTCGAAGACGATTTAGTAATCTAAAGGTAAAAAGATTATGGCAAAAAAACGTGGCATTCAGCGCACTGGCTATTCAACAAGTGAGTATCGTGGTGGTCGAAAGGCTCTCACGGACAAAGCGACAGGTAGCGCAGGGCGTGGCAATAGGTATGTAAGCCGTAGACAGCAATATTATGATATTCGAGTAGGTCTCGGTTTAAGTGGTGGATAACATGAATAAATTACAAGAGGCACATAAGATAATCGCAGGCGTTCGGCAAAAGTCGGACACCTGTGTTGTCTTTTGTTCTCTCGGTAAAGATTCTATCGTGACTTTGGATTTGGTTTACCCTTGTTTTGAGAGAGTAGTTTGCGTGTTCATGTACTTTGTAAAGGACTTGGATCACATCAACAACTGGATAAGGTGGGTAAAGAAGAAATATCCAAAGGTTGAATTTATGGAAGTTCCTCATTGGAATCTGACGTATATTTTTCGTGGTGGTCTGTATTGTGTGCCTAGTCCAAAAGTGAAGCTGCTCAAACTCACAGACGTGATAAAGGCAGTCAGACTAAAGACAGGCATTTACTACACGTTCTTAGGAATGAAGAAAGCTGACGGAATGAACCGAAACCTTATGCTTAAAGGGTACGAAGCGCAAGGGTACGAGAACAACGGCTTGGTCTATCCGCTTGCATCATGGACGCAGAAAGACGTTAAAGCGTATATGCGCATGAAGCGACTTCCGCAACCTGTTCTTTATGGGAACAAAGCATCAAACGGATTGGGCTTCAATGTCGATTGCTTCACATGGATGCAGCAACACTATCCGCAGGACTTGCAGAAGATATACAAGGTGTTTCCGATGAGCGAGCGCATCCTCTATGAGGAAAATTATAAACAGGATAACAATTAAGGATTATGGCAAGAAAAAAATCAGCAAATGATATTATTCAACAATGGATAAGGATTGCAAACAACCCTTATTCTGCACCAACGGATAGCTGGAATGCCACCAGAAGAAGTAGAGCACATGAAGCTTTTAATAGATATTATTTTAATATGGTAGAAAGAGGTGGAACCGTTGATACAAAACATACACGGTCAGAGTATATGGGTATAAAAGCCAAAGGCGCAGTATCAGGATAACTTAAATTAAGAATTATGGCAAGAAAGTCAGCAAGTGATATAGCAAAACAATATTTGCGGTTAAGAAGTATGACACACAGCTTAAACAGAAGTATCACGTTAAATAAGGCGTATACAAATGCGTTGAAAGCACGTGGAATGTCAAGGATGGGAGTAAAAACTGCAAAGGGTTATGATTATCACAAAAAAAGAGAGGTTGCATCAAAAGGCGCAGTATCAGGATAACAACAAAAGGAGACAAGTCAGATGGACAACAAATATTTCACATCTGTGAGTGTGGAATTGAAACGCTCACAAATAAAACTCCACGATAAGAACCCTCGTACGATTCCTCCAGAGAATCGCAAGGCTCTAAAGCGTGGTATCAAGAAGTTCGGCATGGTCGGAGGTATCGTGGTGAACAAGCGGACAGGCTACACACTTGTCAGCGGACACCAGCGACTTTCGGTCATGGACGAGCTTCAAAAGTACAATACAGACACAAAGGAGAACGATTACATCATTCGTGTGGATTTAATAGACGTTGAGGAGAAAGAAGAAAAGGAGTTACTCATCTTGCTCAATAACCCATCAGCGCAGGGTGAGTGGAATTATGACGCACTTCGAGAACTTATCCCCGACATTGACTACAAGGACGCAGGACTTACGGAGCAAGATCTTGACATCATTGGCGTGGACTTTCACTTCCAAACCGATGAAGAAAACACTATTGCTGGAGAGCTTGACGATCTCATGGAGCCAGTACGAGAGGAACATCAAGCAGATTTGGCACAGAAACAAGCCGAGAAAGCTGAAAAGGTGGCACACATGAAGCAGGTCAAGCAAGAAGTGAAAGAAGCCGCTACAAAGGCGGCTGCCAACATGGATGCTTACCTTATGCTTTCGTTTGATACATGGGAAGCAAAGGCGGAGTTTTGCGAGAAGTTTGGATTTGATCCAGACGATAAGTTCCTCAAAGGAGAGGTGTTTGGAGAAAAAATAGAAACTCTTTTAACAGAATAACATATGGCAAAACCAAAATATGATTACGACAGCGATTACTTCTACCAGCGCATACAAGAGAGTGCGGACAGGCAGATGCAGGAGAATCATATCATTTGGGATAAGGTCATAGCTGAAGATTTAGGTATAGATTGCGCAGTATTCTCGAATATGAAGAGAGGGGAATATTCCCCATGGACGAAAGAGGAGAACGAAAGAAGAAGCAAATCAATAAATCAATTACTATCGCGCGCCCGTGCGGGTGTAGAGCCTGAAGTGTGGAAGATGATACTCGAAATGGGGCTTGGCAAAGTACAAGCACAGGACATCACTTTTGACAAGATTGGCGACAAGATACAGGACGAGCAAAGAATAACCGTCCATAAGCTACCTCCTAACCTTAACGCCTTGCAGATGTGGCTCAGACATCACTCGCAGATATACCGCAGCATAGAGAGTGGGAAGTTGGAGGATGAGGAAAGCAGCGACATTTCAACGGACATAACTCATGGAATAGATATTGGCAAGTGGATAGAAAAGGAGGTGAGTGATGATTAAGACACATAAGGTCTATTATCCTATATACGCCAACAAGGACAAATTCATCATCCTTATAACAGGAGGTCGTGCATCGGGAAAGAGCCATTTTGTGTCTTCATTCCTTGAGCGTCTGACGTTCGAGATGACACCAGTAGATAAAATCGTGCATCAGATTCTTTATACACGTTACACGATGGTCTCCGCCAACATTTCCATTATCCCCGAATTCTTGGAAAAGGCTGAATTGGACGGCACACAAAAATACTTTCGATCCACACGTTCCGATGTGACCAATAAAATGACTGGCAGTACTGTGATGTTTCGAGGACTCAAGACAAGTTCGGGTAACCAAACGGCAAAACTAAAGTCCATTCACGGTATCACTACCTTTGTCATTGACGAGGCAGAGGAATGGGTTTCAGAGAAAGAATTTGAAACTATCATGCTCTCCATACGTCAGAAAGGAATACAAAACCGAATCATCATCGTTATGAACCCTACGGACAACAACCACTGGGTTTACAAGCGTTTCATAGAAAACACACATAAGGAAGTGATGTATGACGGCATTCCCGTTCAGATAAGCACGCATCCAAATGTACTTCATATTCATACAACTTACTTGGATAACATTGAGAATTTATCGCAGGAGTTCATCAAGGAAGTGGAGGACATGAAAGATAACAACCCTGAAAAATATGCTCACGCCGTCATGGGTAGGTGGGCAGATGTTGCAGAGGGTGCCGTGTTCAAGCATGTCGGTGTCGTTAAGGAGTTCCCGAAGTGGTGCAAAAAAGTGGCAATCGGTCTTGATTTTGGCTATACTAACGATGTGAGTGCTGCTATGATGTGCGGAATGATAGACAACAATCTTTATGTTGACGAGTTGTTTTATCGTACAAGCATGCTCTCTTCCGACCTGATTAAGGCTTTGCACAGATATGAGATGAAAGTCTTTTCGGACAGCGCAGACCCTCGTCTTGTGCAAGAAATTCATAACGGTGGAATAAAGATATACCCTGTTGAAAAGGGCGCAGGCTCAATTATCGCAGGAATCGACAAAATGAAGTCACTTAATATCTTTGTCACCGAAAGGTCTTACAACCTCAGAAAAGAGTTCCTTAATTACGTTTGGGATAAGGACAAGGACGGAAACTATATCAACCAACCGATAGACGCATGGAATCACGGAATTGATGCTACCCGCTACTGGGTTTTAGCGACACTTTTAGGCAAGATACAAAAACCAAAGGGCGACATCGCAGCAGCGTTCGCCAGATAAACAGGATAACGATATGTATATAGTTCAAAGCAAAGATTTATTTGGCTTCCGTGATGAGTTTTCTGCAAATCATCCACATGTAGCATTTTCGTATATGAAAGATTTGGAACGCACCTATGGTAAGCGATACAGGATAATTAAGAAAGGATAACGATATGGAAGCACCAAAGACATTAGATGAAATCCTCGCACTTGAGGACATCGACCAAAAGATAGCCTATCTCAAGAAAGGTAGGCGCACATCGCAGCCAGACACAGGAAAGAATCTCGCAGACTGGAATCCAAAACTCCATGACATCATGAACCCTGAACTCTATCCCAAAATAAGGGTGCTGGTCAAAATGGAGGATGTTAAATTTGACCCCGAGACAGGGAAGTCTATCAAAACTCCTGCCAAATACGAGATGAAAGAGCCTAACCGCATCGCACTCCCCATCGAGCAGGACATCGTGAACATCCATACGGCGTTTACTGTCGGAATGGAGCCTACGTTGGACTGTCAGCCCGAGGATGACAAGGAAAAGGGTGTGTTTGAAGCTATCAAACAAGTATTCAAGAAGAATAAGCTGAAATATCAGAACAGGAAGATTGTACGCTCATGGCTCGCAGAGCAGGAGGTGGCTGAATATTGGTTTGTCGTCAAAGATGATGGCTTTTGGGCGAAGCTCAAGCGAAAGATTGCAGGATTATTTGGCAAGACGCTGCCAGAATACCGTTTGAAGTCGCAGGTATGGTCTCCGTTTCGTGGTGACAAACTCTACCCATTCTTTGACGACAGCGGTGACATGGTGGCTTTCTCCCGTGAATATGAGAAAACAGACATCAATGGCAACAAGCACAAGGTGTTCATGACCATTACCGACAAGATGGTTTATCAGTGGAACTTGGACAAGACGTGGGAAACAAATACCGAACGTTCATTTGCCCACAACCTGTCAAAGCTGCCCGTCATCTATGCCTTCCGCCCAGAACCATTGTGCGCGAAGATACATCAGCTCCGCACGAGGTTGGAGAAGTGTCTCAGCGGTTATGCCGACTGCATCGACAACCATTTTTTCCCACTCCTTATGCTCTTTGGTGACTTACAGCCTGACAGCGTTACAGGCGATGCAAGAAACCGCATGATGCAGCTCACGGGGGATGGTGCAAATGCTCAACACCTCACATGGAATCAGTCGAGCGACCCTATCAAAGTGGAGATTGAAACATACTTCAATCAGATATACGGCTTGACAAACACGCCACGCATCTCCTTCGACCAGCTCAAAGGTGTAGGCAACGCATTGAGCGGAACAGCATTTCGATATGTCTTCATGGCTGCACACATGGCAGTGCAGAATCATGCAGAGGAGTTAGGAGCGTTTTTCCAACGTCGTGTAAACTTCCTCACTTCCGCCATTGGCGCATTGAACGCATCGCTCGAAGAAGCCAGCAGTACCATTGACATTGAAACAGAGATTGTACCGTTCATGATAGACAGCGAGAGTGAAAAGGTAACCACCGCAGCCGCAGCCGTAAGCGGTGGAGTATGGTCTCTTGAGCATGGAGTTGCTTACTGCTCCAACTATGGCGAGTTGCAAGACGAGCTCCAGCAAATCAAGGAAGAGCAGAATGAGAAACAAGGAGGGAACAGTGATGTTAAATGATTTGTCAATATACAAGATGCTTGGGGCGAGTAATCACACTGACAAGGAAAGGGAATCCAACGACTATTATGCTACAGACCCGATTGCGATTGATATGCTTGAAATGAAATTCGATATTCCCCACAACGTATGGGAGCCATGTTGCGGAGAAGGGCATCTGTCAAAACGTCTTATAGAACTCGGACACAACGTATATAGCTCTGACTTGATAGACAGAGGTTTTGGTCATGTGGCAAATTTCTTTGAAACGATGACAGCCCCAACGGAATTTGGCAATAATTTCTGTATCCTGACAAATCCACCGTATAAATATGCCTGCGATGCGGTGAAACATTCACTTGACTTGGTTCCATGCGGATGTTATGTTATCATGTTCCTTAAGACAACGTTCTTGGAGGGAAAGAAACGCCATGATGAATTGTTCAGCAAGACACCGCCTAAGTATATTTTCCAGTTTGTGAGCCGTTTGCTATGTGCCAAGAATGGAGATTTTGACTATATGAGAGCGCATGGTGGCAGTGCAGTCAGTTATGCGTGGTATATATGGGAAAAAGGAGATTATGGCGCTACTATAATAGACTGGATATAAAGTGGTCAAATTCGACCACTTTATATGGTTTCAAGGTTCGTATTCGCAAGAATATAAGCCTTTTTCATGTCTTTTTCGCAACAATAAACCAATTGTTGTTTTTATGAAAGTAAAAAACTTCGTAACATATAGGATAAGACGTAATTTTGAACAAAAGATTGTTTCAGGATAACACTTTAAAGTATGAACATTTACGAACAGATTTTGGCAGCTCTCAAAACCAAGTTTCAAGGGGTTGAGGATGCCACCCTCCAACGGATTGCAAGCAAGAAGTCAGAGGGAGTAACGGACGAGAGCAAGGTAAACTCTATCGTTGAGGGTATCTCCTTTCAGGACGTATTAAACAGTTATGGCGACTATCGGGCTGATGGAGCGCAGAAAACCGCAATTTCAAATTACGAGAAGAAGCACAACATTAAGGACGGTAAGCCTGTTGAGGAAGCCAAACCACAGCAACCACAGACACCTGCACCTACTCCGCAGCCTAAGCCAGTAGAGGAAGTGCCAGCATGGGCGCAGAGTCTTATTGATTCCAACAAGACTTTGAGTGAGAAGCTGGCAGCCATGGACGCTAAGACAAAGGCGGACATCCGTTACCAGCAAATTGATGAAGTGGCGAAGTCGTTTGGCATTCCCGAATTTGCCTACAAAGGCAAGCAAATCGCTGATGATGCAGATCTTAACCAGTACTTCACTGACTTGAAGCAGGAGATGCAGAACAGCGGTTTCCAGTTCGTCAAGTCTCCCGAAGAGGGAAACCACGAACATCAAAGCGAGATAAGTTCCATCGCCGAGCAAATCGAAAAAGGGACGAAAGAGATTGTAGAACAGAATAATAAGTAAAGATTATGGCAGCAGGATTTGTTTATAATTTGAAGCCCAAAGAAGTGTTGGAGGAACGCTATGACGTTTCAACTGGTATTCGTCGTCGTGGAAACTATGTCCTCGATGTAGCAGGGCTGGAAATAGGAAGTTACGTTCCTTCTTTCCTACCAATTGCAGCGGACTTGAAAGCCAAGACCGCAAAGATTGCCGTGCGTGCGTTAGTCATTGAGACCGCAGACACAGCAGCAACGAAAATCAAGGTAGCCAAGAACCCTTATATCAAGGATGGCATGACACTTGGCACTGGTAAAAATGGCGCAGTCGTTCAATCTATCGACCGTACCAATGCCGACTATGACGAGGTAACGCTCGCAGCAGCATTTGGTGCAAAGGTAAAATCAGGAGACGCTCTGTTTGAGGCATCGGCAGAAGGAGGTACTACTCCCAAAGCTGTTGCTAACTCGGCTCTGTACGAGAATCACAAAGTGACGGAAGGTATCAACAGCGTTGCGCTTTTGATGCGTGCTTTTGAGATTGAACCCGAGAAATTGGTGATGCCGTTCTGTGCAGCAGACAAGGCAAATCTCCATCATTTCCAGTTTAACGAATAAAAGAAAGGACACACTATTATGACATTGACTATTCAGACTTTGTTTAACGAACCCGCAATCGTGGGCGCAGTTATCAACCGTGTCCTTCAGACCCGTAAGGACGCTATTTATTGGCAGCAGTACCTCGACTTCCGACGTACTACAACCAGAGTGCTTAAAGATTACATTGGTTCCGTTCGTGGTGTTATGGCAGGTAGCATCAACTCGCAGTTTGGTGAGAAGCCTATCCGTGAGCGTCAGAACATCGGAAGTGCATATGGCGAGATTGCCTATCTTGGTGACCGTTATCAGATAAGCGTAGACCGTTTGTCAGACCTCCAAGACCTCATCGACAAGTACAACGCAGCAAATGCAGCAGGACAAGTTTCCGCTCTGAATGACATCATCGCATTCATCTATGACGACTACCGACAGGTAATGCTTGCAGCACATAAGCGCATGGACTTGGTTGTTGGCTCGCTCCTTATGACTGGTAAGGCAGTAGTTCGCAACAAGGACAAAGCTGTTTCAAAACAGGACGCTACCGAGTTCCTTAACATCGAATTACCATTTAACGTAATCGTTCCAAAGAAGAATGATGTTGTCGTAGACAGTAAGGTTAAAATGGTATCTTGGTTGCAGGCTAAGCTCAACGAGATTGCTCCTGATTATGGGAAGTACAACAAGATGATTATGTCTCGTGGTACTTTTGTGAAGAATATTCTCGGCTCAAGCGAGTTTGGCGAAATGTTTAAGATGCAGCTCGGTCAGAATCAGATGTATCTATCCACAGGATTAGTTACTTCCGATCTTGCATCGCAGTTGTTTACTGGTATCGGTCTGCCTGCAATCGAAATCAAGGAAGACTATGTTAAGGAGCAAAACGGCAAAAACGTTCAAGTGTATGCAGACGGCTACATTACCATGATTCCGCAGGATAAGATAGGCTACATGCGCTTTCATACCCCTTACGAGGCTACCGACCCAGTGCCAGGCATGAACTACACTCCCGCTGGTGCTGGCGATATGCTGGTGGCTTCCAACCGAGACCACAACGGACGCTATCTCGAGTACACCGCAGAGTGGATTCCGCAGATTGCAGACCCGACGTTGATTACGAACATCGACCTCTCTAATGTGAACGCTTAATGAGCATCAAGGAATATATATCAAACAAGTTTCAGTCTTTCGGCATACAGGTGTCGGAGGCTGACTTGTTAGATATATCATTCAGCGCCAATGTGATACTCGATGATGACATAAGTTTCGATAACTTGGAGAATGTCATTGTTGCTTTGGTGCAATATGTTCCTTTCTTGATGAGCAGACCGTCGTCAGTTAGCGAAAGTGGGTTCTCCATGTCATGGGACAAGGATGCGCTTTTGAGCTTCTATAATGCAATGTGCAAGCGATATGGATTGAGAAACGAACTTGATGCGAATAGTCCTAAAATACGATTCTTATGATGTATGCTCCACACATTCTACAGGTAAAAGTAGTGACACCTCATCAAGAGGATGAATTTGGGCATCCTATCCCTAATACGGGTGGTGTGAGTTGGAAGACGTTGTGCAAATGTCGTTGTGATGACAACACCACAAAGGAGTTCAAATCAGCCAATGGAGAAGTGTACCGACCGAATTACCATGTAGTATGCGAAATGCGTGTAAATATAAAAGCTGGAACAGAGGTAAGATGTCTTGAAGGCAGTTGCGTGCGTGGAGTAGGAAAGGTTTATATCCCAAAGAAAACCAACTTCTTTAACTATTCGGAACTATGGTTATAGACGGTGATTTTTCGGATGTAGATAAATTCTTTGAAGACGGAGAGTTGGATGTGGAAAGCGCAATGGCTAATGTCGGTGAAGAAGCCGTTGAGGATGCCAAAGCCAACCACACCTACAAGAACCGAACTGGAAACCTCGAATCCTCCAATGAGTATGAAACCGATAAGGATGGACTCGCATTAAGCAATACTGCCGACTATGCTTCTTATGTAGAGACAAAGGGATTTGACGTATTGAGCGGCTCAGCATTGAGAGCGGAAAAGAAGTTGAAAGAAATATTTGAATGATAGAATTAAATCATATATACAACGAGGATTGCTTGGAGGGTATGAAACGAATACCCGATAACAGCGTGGACTGCGTTATCTGCGATTTACCGTACGGAACAACTCAATGTTCTTGGGATGTTGTTATATCATTTGACCTCCTTTGGCAACAGTATAAACGAATATTGAAACAAGGCGGTATTGCTGTTTTGTTTGCTACAGAACCATTTACATCAAAGTTAGTGTTAAGCAACTTAGATTGGTTTCGTGAAAAATTAACGTGGCAAAAACATAAGCCAAGCAATATCGGCAATGCAAAATATATGCACTTGAAATACAGTGAGGATATTGTTTGTTTTGCAAAAGGTAGATGCACATACAATCCACAAATGCAACCGAGAATATCCGACAGGGTAAGACAAGCACAAAAAGGAAAAAGCAAGCAATGGAGGACAAATAGAAAGGATGCACAAGAAGTTTCTTTTGCAACTCAATATGCTCCACGAGATTGGAAAACTTTTAATGCTGATTGGAAATATCCATCTAATGTTCTTACATTTCCTGCTGTAGTTAGCAATTCTCGTGAGAAACTTCCGCATCCTACACAGAAACCAGTCGCATTATTGGAATATTTGGTTAAAACCTATTCTAATGACGGTGATACGATTCTTGATAATTGTATGGGCAGCGGAACAACAGCCATTGCCTGTATGAACACCAATCGTAACTACATTGGCTTTGAGTTGGATAAGGAGTATTACGATTTATCTATCAAGAGAATTAGAGAGTGTGAATTGAATTTGAGCTTATGATAGTTACTACCGACATAGCTGATATTCTCTACCGAGATTGCAAATGCTTTGGAATAAAGATTGTGCCTTTCGGGAAAACCCTCACAGGGAAGCTGCCCGATGAGCGCATCACTATCCATGTCAAAGGGCAGACACCAGAAAAATATTGGGAGAAATGCTTTGTGGAAGTCAATTTATGTATTCCTGACTTGACAGACAGCACCGCATGCAATGTGGTAGACACTGTTGCCAATTTCATACGGCTAAGAGAGCTTGAACGTAAGGCTAAAGCTGACTTTAGAAGCGTAACTGGTAGGTATAAAAACACAACGTATCACTATGAGGTACATACTATTTCTATTGAAGCGGACACAGCTTTGAAGTGTCATTTTGTTAATTGTAGATTATTGTTTAATGTATTAAATACGATTTGATTATGGGAAAGACTATTACAGCCGTCAATATCAAAAAATTGTGGTACGGCGACACATCAAAAATTACAGCCAAGATTACAGGACAGACGTTGTTTGCTATGCTAAAGCAACTAACAGAAGTAAAGAACGTTCATCAGGAAACATGGACGCTGGAAGAAGCCGAAGCAAACAAGACTGCTTATAAAAATCAGCTGACTGGTAAGGTTTATCGCTCTGACAAGGAAATGGGAGAAGTGAAAATGAACTTTACGCTTGGTGAGTACGACTATCAGACCAAGGCAGACATGTTGGGTGGTACAGCCACAGAAACATCGTGGGAGCGTGCCAACGGCAAAGTAAACATAGAGAAATGTCTTGTTGGACTGACAGAGGATGACCAGTATATCGTTATTCCTCGTGCCGATATTTCTGCTCGTGAGGCAACAACAGATAAGGCTGTTGGATTGCCTGTTGTAGGGACAGAGCTTGAGCCAACAGTAAATGGTGTAGCTCCTGAATATTGGTTTGACGCTTCCGTTGTCAAGGCAGGCTAATAGGGTAACAAGATTGTAGGATAACATCGGGGTGGAACGTGGCATTTTAGACCACCTCCACCCCTTTTCATTTTTATTATGAGCAAAGCAAGTAAATTGGTGTCAGGTGCAATTATAGGGGCAGATTACACCATCGTGTATGTGAACGGAAAGGCTTATCCCGTCCACCCACCAACCATTCATAGGCTCGCAGGAGCAATATCATGTATCAGTGATTTAGAGTTTAGCGATAGTGCCACGTTAAAGGACATGTTGCTTTCCGCTAAGGACTGCAAAGCATACGCAAAGGCTCTATCATGGCTTATTAAAGGCAATCAGTCGTTGAGTGCAGAACTATCAAAGGGAACATTTGAAGAAGTATTGAATGCCCTTTCGTCTGCTTTTGACTTGGTTGGAGTAACCCCTTTCTTGAAAGCTGCCAGTTTGACGAGGAACGCAAGCCTGCTGGCAGCAAGTCCGAGATAGTCGGCAATCGCACCCTGTTGGGACAGATAGCGTCATTCATGGATAGCTTGCATCTGACGTATGACGAAGTAGTTAATAAAATTCCTTATCGAAACCTTGTCATCATGCAGAAAGATAAGCAACATGAGGTGTATGGAGACGTGGTGAAAACCATCAGTGGTAAGGATATGGCAAAACGTAGAAGTAAAAAATAAAACGATTATGGCAAAATTATCATTCAGGATAGAAGCGGAATGGGAAAAAGTGCAGAAGCTCCGTGAAGAAATAGAACGTTTGAAAAGGTCTATTGGCAATACAGACGCAGTTCAAAACCCTGTCGCTTTCAACAAGCTGAACAGCAAGTTGCAACAAACTTCGCAGGAACTTAACAGCGTTACAGGGAATATTGCAAAGACGGCAGCCGCTATTGATACAAACTTCAAACAGAAAATTTACGACGCATCACAAAGCGTTAATCATTTTTCGGAGGAGATTATAAAACAGAAAAAGATAATCGCTGACACAAAGGATGATATTCGTACGCTTTCAGAGCAATATCGTAAGATGGGATCATACGAGAAAACAGTGTCTCCTATTGGTGGAAAACTGCAACAAGCTAAAGACGCACTCGCAGAACAAAAATATTCACTTTTCTCTTTGACACAAGAGCAAGCAAAAGCTCGTCTGTCTGTAACGAAGCTCCGTGATGAGTATGCCTTGTTGAGAAAAGAGGGCGGCGGAACAGCTGATATGATGAATATGCTTACCTCCAAGGTGAAACAGATGGGGACTGCTGTATTGGGTGGCATGGGGTTGAAAGAGCTTGCAAGCAGGATTATCTCTGTTCGCTCTGAGTTCGAGAGCATGGAAACATCGCTTAAAGTCCTTTTGGGAGGTAATGAGGAACGCCTAAACAATATCATGGGGCAAATTAAAGAATATGCCCTTGCGTCTCCACTGAACACAAAGGATATGGTCGGTGCCGTACAGATGATGACATCTTTTGGTATCGAAGCAGAGAAATCCATTGATTTTCTCAAAGCAATTGGGGATATATCCATGGGTGATACAGGAAAATTCAACTCCCTTGCGCTGGCATTCTCCCAGATGAGCAGTGCAGGAAAACTGATGGGGCAAGACTTGCTAAAATGTGTGGCGTGATAGGTAGGAATACCTATTATAATTATCGGGTAAACTATCGGTGAACCCTAAATTTACTGAAATCGGTCTTTGAAATATTGTAGAAAATTAGTATCTTTATGCCAAGATATAAAACAGATGATAGATGCGAAAATATTACGTTTATATTTGGTACTTAAAGAGTTCTAAGGAAGTTTTCTATGTTGGAAAAGGTAGCGGAAATCGTGTAACAAGCATGAAAGACCGCAATAAACATTTTCGCAACATCAGAAGTAAATGTGAATGCGACTACGAAATCGTTAAATACTTTGATGATGAAGAAGAAGCATACGATTATGAGTTGAAACTTGGAACAGAGTATAAAGCCAAAGGTCAAGCGTGGTGCTGTTATGTTTTAGGCAAAACAGATAAGTTCATTTCAAATGAAATGAAGAAGAAAATTGCTAAGACCTTAAAAGGCAATACTCCTTGGAATAAAGGCAAACACATGACCGAAGAACAAAAGGAAAAACTTAGATTGTCGCATTTAGGTAAAAAGCAATCAGAAGATGAAAAGAAAAGAAGAAGTATTGCTTTAATGGGGCATAAAATGTCTAAATCTACTTGTAAAAAGATAGCATTGTCAAAAATAGGAGAAAAGAACCCTATGTACGGCAAAAAGCAATCAGAAGAAACGATAAGGAAACGAGTTGCAAAGATGATTGGGCATGAAGTTTCAGAAGAAACGAAAGCGAAGATTGGCATATCAAATGGCAAAAAGGTCGCAAAAATCGAAGTTGGAACGAATAAGATACTAATGGTCTATAATAGTGCGTCCGAAGCGGCACGACAAAACAACATGAAGAACGAGAGTATTTCTAAATGTTGCAGAGGTGAACGCAAAACATCGGGCGGTTTCAAATGGCAATATCAGTAAACATGGCAATACCGAGCTAAGGCGCAAGATTGCGAAAGGCTTGCGAACAGTGTAACGCATAGAGGGTGAATAAATATAATCCCTCCACGAGTATCCGACACCCCACCGAGTAATCGAGGGTGAAAATGTATGCTGAACTTATAGGAAACTATAAGAACTATGGGATAAAAAGCCTGTAGGGTAACAAAATGGCAAATGGTCAATGCTGGTTTCAACCCGTTGGAGGAAATTGCACGTAAGACAGGAAAATCAATAGGAGAACTCAAAGAGGAAATGTCCAAGGGTGCTATCTCTTCCAAGATGGTTCAGGATGCTTTCATCTCCGCCACGAGTGCAGGTGGTAAGTTTTTTGGTATGTCACAAGAGGGAGCAAAGACGCTCAACGGACAGATTTCCATGCTTCAGGAGAGCTTTGATATGATGTTCAATGAGATTGGACAAAAGGGTGAGGGTGTCATCATGGGTGCTGTCAAAACGGGAACTTACCTTGTTGAGCATTACGAGCAGGTAGGTAAGATTTTAGAGAGAGTTGTCATTGCGTATGGCTCGTATAAAGCAGCTTTGTTAGTCAATATTTCCCTTGAGAAAGTACAGGCGGTTTCTCGTTTGGCGCATGCAAGGAATATAGGAATACTAAGTGCAGCAACAGGTGTTCTTAAAGGAAAAGTACAAGCCTTGAACATTACAATGCTCAAGAATCCTTACGCACTTGTCTTTGCAGCGTTGGTTACAATTGGCTATGAGATGTATAGGCTATCCAAGCAAAGTGACACAGCTTCCGCAGCACAGAAACGGCTCAAGGATGCCAATAACGAGGTTGAAAAATCTACACAGCTTGAAATTTCTAAGTTAAATGGACTTCGTGCTGAACTTGAGCAAAGCAAGAAAGGCACAGACAAGTGGAAATCAGCAAAGGATGCCATTATATCACAGTATGGGCATTATGACAGCAAGCTTGCAGCTGAGATAGATAGGACTGGTACACTTACAAGTAGCTACAATAATCTGACTACTGCAATCAGAAAAAGTGTGGCAGCAAGACAGCTTAAGCAGTTCTATGATTCAAATATGCAGGAAACGCAAGATGAAATACAAAGTAGGAGAAATGCGGTTTATAAGAAATTAAAGAATAAATATTCTGAACAAACTGCCAATCTTTTAATGACGTATTTCAATCAATATGTTGCTACAGGTAAAGGGTTAGATACAAAGTTAAAACATAATGGTAAACTAACCACTGTTGAAGGAATGTTCAAAAATATAGGTGATCTTGAAAAGATTACTACTGGTGGAGCTGCTTATGTAGGGCAAGGCGCAAGAGTAATGTTTCCACAGGAAATAAAACAAGCTCGAGAGTTGCAAGTCAGTAGTGACAAAGCTGTCAAAGACTATATAGCCATGAACAATATTTCTGATGCAGAAGCAAACGAAACACTCTATGGTATCAAGCCAACAGAAAAGGAGAAAACAGCAACAACAAAGAACAAAAAGTATTGGGAAGATAAAAAGAAAGAGGCGCAAAGTAAACTTGATGCATTGAGCTATATAGAAGCAAAAGGAAAGAAAATTGCGTCATACGACAAATACCTATCTGCTTATCCAGTATCAAATAACGCTGGAGGTCATAGTGGTGGCAGAGGTCATAGTGGTGTCGCATCTGAAATTCAAGAAAAGAAAATCGTTACTCCATGGGGGCAGTCGGATGAAGTGGCAGAACTTGCGACAAAAGGGATACAATCGTACATTGACGCCATGCAAGAAGGCTATGAGAAAGAAAAGAAACAGCGTGATTTCAACCATGTTCAGGAGCTTGCAGACCTTGACAAATATAAACATGACTATCTGAACAAGAAACGTGACAACGCAAAAGAAAAGTTTGAAGCCGACACAAAGAACAAAGGAAAGAGTTTTGACCCTTTGTCTGTTTCCCTGTCTGATGATGAGAAAAAGCGGTTTGATGACATGCGAAAAAACATCATGAAGAAACAGGAGAACGAAGACAAAGAATATCAAAAGAAGCGTGTTGATAGTTTTAATTCTTATCTTAAGCTATATGGCAACATACAGGAGAGAAGACTTGCCATTGCTAAGGAATATGATGAGAAGATTGCTAAGTCGCAGACGGAAGGAGAACGCCTCTCATTAAAAGCAGAAAAGATGAAAGCGTTGTCAGACTTTGACCTCAAGAACATGAAAGAAAGCATGAATTGGGAGGATTTGTTTGGCGAGCTTGGAAATCTCTCTGTAAGACAACTCGAAGGGATAAAGGCAAAGTTGCGTGAAATATTACAATCAGATGGTCTAAGTGTAGAGGATTACAAAACGACAGTGGAACAGATTGACCGTGTTAACTCCGCTATCATTGACGAACAGGATAAACAGCAATCGTTTTTCAAATTTACAACAGACTATGCGAAAGAGCACAGGAAACTTGAATTGGACGTTGCTGATGCATTGAAAACACAATCCGACTTGTTGGAAAAGCAAAAAACTTTATCAAACGATGTAAGGGCAAAAAAAGACAGAGTTTGGCTCATGCTCTCAACAATGGGTGTGTCTTATCGTGGTGGTATCGACATTTCCAAGAACAATGATATACTTGATAGCGTAGGAAAAAAATACGGAGTTGATTCCAAGCAGTATAAAGAGGTTCAAGAGGCACTCGACGGTCTTGCTGAAAGTACGATAAAACTCAACGAGACAAGCAAGAAAAAATTAGATGCTGATGGCAAGGCGATAACAGCACAATCAAGATTAACAAAGCTAATTGGAGACTTTACGAGCAGGTTAAGTGGGTTCATACAAGGTTTTGAAAAGATTAACGCCAATATTCAAGAATTGCCAGAGTTGCTGGAGAAATTGGGAGTGGATGGTAAAAGTGATGTAGGACTTGCTGTGCAAAATTTTGCAAATGCTTCCAATAATGCTCTTGGCGCAATGAAAGACTTTGAGAGTGGCAACTATATCGGTGCAGTGTCAAAAGGCATCAGTGCCATTGGTGATTTTGTAGACGGTTCTATATCTTTGTTTGCTGGTAATGGTAACGAAAAGACTATGGAAGAAGAGATAGCACGCTTGTCATCCGCCAATAAAGAACTTTCGTACTCAATAGACAAACTTTCCGAGCAAATCATCAAGAAAGACAATACCAACGAGCAATCTATAGACGCGTATAAGAAAGCCGTAAAGGCGCAGGAGGAGTGGCAGTCAAACCAGCAAAAGGCAATAGACAACAGGGCTGGTGAATGGACTAATACTGGATATGGTTTTTTGAAATGGAGAGGGGAAAAATCGTTTAATTACTACGCTAAAAAAGCAAGCTCATGGGTATGGGATAGCATGAATAAAGGATTGAGTGAGCAGGGGTATACCAAACAGATTACAAGCATAGGGAATAGAGATAATCCAAACGACTTTTGGAATTTGTCACCTGAAGAGATGAAAGCTATAAGAACTTATGCTAATGAAGCTTGGAGGGAACTCTTTAGCAGCAATGGACACCATAATCCAGAAGAACTTGTAAATGAATATATTGAGCGAGCTGGTAGCCTTGACAAACTAAAAGACCAATTGAACGAAAAACTCACAGGATTCTCTTGGGAGGGGTTTCGCAATAATTACCTATCCGTGCTGCAAGACATGAAAAGCGATACTAATGATTTCGCAAAGAATATCAACAATATCCTATCAAAAAGCATTCTTGAATCGCTTGTCAATAAAAAATACAATCAACGGATAAAAGAAATCCAAAACATGGTGGCAAAAGCTGCCGAGGATGGTACGATAACCGTAGAGGAAGCTAATGCTATAAGGAATGCAAATAAAAATTTATCGGATGACATGCTCAGAGATAGGGAGCAACTCATATCTAAAGGCTTGCTCGTTGATGAGCAGACAAAAGACCAAAGTGCGTCCGCCAATGGCGTATCGTCAATCACCTACGAGCAGGCAAGCAATATCGTGGCACTTACCACAGCAGGGAATATATCAAGAGATCAGATAAAAGATGTTTTACTGTCACAGAAACTAAGCTCCATTGATTTGTCCCTCACAGGTATTTCTTTGATAGGAAAAGACACTGTTACCATAGCCGATGAAACGAGGACAATACTTGCCAACTCATACATGGAACTAAAAGAGATAAACGAAAACACAGGTATCTCGGCAAAGTGTCTCACGCAGATAGATGAAAATATAAACAACATGAACAGGTTAATAAAGGATAAACTATGATAGGAGAATTATTTATCAACGGGAAAGATGCTTACAAAGAGTTTGGTGTCAATATGGGAGATAAATTTCTTGATACCATTGGCGATAAGGCTGGGTTGAAAGAATATATCACAAACAACGACCGTACAAAGGACGGTATAGAATATTGTAAATCAATTCCTAAGATAAACGAACGTACGTTGACACTCACGTTTACAATTATGGGTAACAATCAAGCGGACTTTATTAGTAAAAAGGATTTGTTTTACGAAGAATTGAGCAAAGGTGACGTTGTTATATCCGTTCCAAAAAATAATACAAAGGTTTACCACCTTAAGTTCAAAGACACTACTGGCATGTATGCACAAAACGTGGAGCGGACGTTCTGCAAGGTTGGCGTGAAATTCATAGAGCCAAACCCAAGGAATAGAAAATAAGAAACGACGTAGCCATTTATTCTAACATTCTTGTACTATGGCTGTTACTTTTTTATGACATTCGTCCAATTGTCACGTTTCAAATTGAAACAAACCTTATGTAATGTGATAAAATGACGAACTTTGGCGATATGGTAATTTACGATATACACGGAAGCAAATTAATGGACGCCATTCTCACAGAGAGTGCCGTTCTTGAGCGTGAGCTGGGAAAAACAGACGTTGTAAAGCTGTCTTGGAAGAGCGATAAGAAGACAACACTATCAGTCGGTTCATACATCGTCCCGTTTAGTGACGGACTGAAGTATCGTCTGTTGGACGACTACACGCCATCGGAGGACAGCACAAGTTTGAAGTACGAGCCAGCATTCAACCATCCGCTTGCTATTTTGAGTAGGATTCCGTTCCTGTATGACACTACTGACCAAGACGGCAATCCTATCAAGCAGCAGGAGTGGGCTTATGATGGACTTACCACAAATGCGTTGGGGTATGCCTGTAAGGCTATCAATGAAGCCTTGGGCATCACGGACGAAAGCAAGAAATTCACCTACACCCTGTGTGGAACGGTAGACCCTACTATAAGTTTCTCCGTATCGTCAAACGACATTCTGTCGGTGCTGTCATCCATGGCGCAGGCTTGTAAGGACAACAGTTCAGAATGGCACCTGTCATGGGAAGACCATACGCTGTACTTCGGGCAGATATTTATCAACTTGGGAGAGAAAATCCCTTTGCTGAAAGTTCACGACAATATCAATTTTGCAACAGTAAACAGTTCCAATGAGCCATATTACAACTGTTTCTATCCGCAAGGCTCATCAAGGAACATGTCACGCAAGGCACAGGTTGGTTTAGGTAACGTTGCTACGTTAGTGCGACTGGGACTGAACAAAAATAAGTTTCCTGATGGTTGTATCTATGTAGACAAAGACAGTAACGTAATCACAAAGGATGCGTTCGTGCAAAGTGGTGCTGTCAAACAAATGGTGGCATTGTCGTTCGATGATGTTTATCCACACATAGACCTATACGCTTACAACGTGCGTCCACGCTACCGATACCTCAAGAACCGACAGACAAACGAGATAGAAAAGGATGCCAGTGGGAAAAACAAAGTGTACACCACATGGTACATGCGGCTTGCCTACCCAACCACCGTAAAGGATGACACAAAGACGCTCGTCAACACCACGATCGACATAGACGAGCAGGGAAAGCAGGTGACGCACTATTGGTACGACTATGAATTGAACGTCAAGGAGCAAGTGTTGCAAGGTCATACGCTCAAAGCAACGTTCAAGGTCAACACGCACGCCACGGATGGAAAGTATGATGCTCTCACGCAGTCGCTCGTAGGACAACCTAACGGACAGGATGGTTTCGAGCTTGCCTATTTCGATAAAAACGATGCCAAAGAGATACCGTCCAACCAAAATGACGGTGACAGCGGTATCAACATCAAGGCTGGCGACTATGAGATAATGTTCTATCAAAATGGGGACGTCATCATACCAACCAATCAAGAGGAAGGACTGTACCCTCGTGGAAATAACCTACCTGACCTTACTTGTAACATTGTCGTGTTGTTCAACATCAAGCAAGGTCAACAAGAGATAGCGTCAGCGCAAGAAGAATTGGCAAAGCGCACAGTAAAGGAGATTGAGCGCAGGTTCAAGGACAACAACAATTATTCATTCTCGTCCAACCCTGTTGTATTTGAGGAAAAGAATCCAAATCTCCACATCGGTCAAAAGGTGATTTTCAATGACGGTCAAGGTTATGAGTTAAGCACCCGTGTCATCAAGATAGAGAGCAAGATAGATTTTCCTTTCATACAGAGCATTACCGTTGGCAACCAAGCCGTAAAGGGTGCGATAACGCAGTTAAAGGAGGATGTGAAGAGCATCCTGTCTGGCAATTTCAGTGGTGGTGGCGGACTGAACGCATCGCAGATAGAAAACGTCATCAAGAATTTCACACTACCAAGATTTTTGCGCAAGGATGTTGCAGACGAAGCCAAAGGTCATATTACGTTTTGGCATGGGCTGACGGCACTCGTAAAATCTTTCTTCAATGGCATTGTGAACAACGGTAATTTCCGCAACGATGGTGACATTACCAATTCGGGCAACATCACCACGAAGAACCTCAATGTAACGGGTAAAGCGACTTTCTTTGAATTGGAGATACAGAAGGCAAAGGCAGCTGGGGGTATGACGGTAAACTCTGCGGGTACTTTCCACATTGATGCGGTGGTGAAAACGGAAGACGGATTTGTATGTTACCAACGTGCTGAGAAAGACGGCGTGACGCTGTTGCAGACTTGCGAGGTGAATGACCAGATGATGTGTTCAAATGGGATGAATAGCCTGCCCATCCAAGGGAGGGGAGACCAGACGAACAATGGAAAGCCACATGCCATTGGCAATCACTACTATTGGAGGTTAGTGACGGATGCGCCCACAAAGGTGGTAACGCATACGATTGACGGTAAGGAGGAAAAGTGTCTGAAATTGGTTTTGAGCAAGACGGACAGCTCCAACCCGACTGATGATATACCGAAGGTAGGCGACGACCTTGTTCAGATAGGAAACCGTGACAATAAGGAAAGGCAGAGCGTCATGATGTCGTGCGCTTATAATAGTTTTGACCCCGAGTTGAAGCCGTCTTATTGGGCACATTACATGGGCGTGAACGACTATGATATTTCCAAGCATAGATACACATGGTTTGCTGCCAACGGTAGTCAGGTGACGGGCAACTTCAAGGTGCAGAGCGACAACGGTGGACTTGAGTCTATCGAGGACTACATGAAAGGCTTGGCATCTGAAAATAGTTCTGTGCAGTACAAGTTGGTGATGAGTGGCTCTCAGTTCAATGTGAAAGCGGACGGGAGTTTCTCTCCACAGTTCATCTCTATCTATGCTTACAAGGTACAAGGTGAAAATCTTACGCAGCTGTCGCCAAGTAAAAAAGTGAAAGTGCGTGTGACCAAGGGTGAGAAAAATCTGCCTCTTAGCGATGAAAGCCATGTAGCTGCAATCAGTGGCAAGTGGAATTTATGGGCTGACAAAGAAGACATGAACGATGTGTTTAATGTGGATTTGCTCATCAACGATAAGAAGGTTGACTGTCAGAAGATACATATTGTCAGGGACGGCAGGAACGGTCAAGATGCGAAAGTGTGGCATGTAGCGTTTTCTATTCGCAATATCACTGGAAAGAAAGGTGAGACGTTCAGACTAAAGTATGGGCGCACGGTTGGGGAAAGTACTTCGTGGTATGACGATAATCCAACTTACCATGGTTTTAACCGACTTTACGCTGTCATCATAGACGATGCTACAGGCAACAAGCATCAGGCGGTGTTGGGAGCAGATTTGAACGTGGCTGACTTCTTCACTGGCGGCAGTCTGACCGTTCTCTTGATGAACAGCATGACAGGAGAAACACTTGCGCAGGACACTATCTATCCCGAAGCTAAGCAAGGCAAGGATGCCGTAAGCTACAAGTTGTTGCCGCTGTCAGAAAATGCGCTGGCGTACATCACAGAGGAGAATAAGGTAAAAACGAATAAGGTTGACGTAAGGCTGCTGTACAAGATAATGAAATCAGTTGGCGAGCAAGTGACCTTCACCACATTGAAAGCCGAGGGAATGACACTTACCATACAGCCGAGCGTTGGGAATGGGGTGGCATTCACGTATAACAGTGGTGCGTATGGCTTGTCTGCAAGCATAACTTATAAGGAGATACCCGACAATAGTTACACAGTAAAGCTGAAAAAAGGCAGTGACATTGTAGACCAGCGTATTGTGCCTATCACGTTCAAGCCAAAGGTGGTGTTTGATATTGATACGGAGAACGGAAAGATTACCAGTAGGATAGAAACCGTTGAAGGTGACGTGAACGAGTTTCAGACGACCATTGAAAAGACTTCAAGCACGGTGGGAAATCTTCAAAAGGATTTCACGCTAATTGAACAGACATCGAAAGAACTCAAGCTAACCGTGAATAATGGAACACGTCCAAACTTGCTTTGGGGTAGTGACCTTGACTTGTCAGAGGTGCAGGATAAGATATGGTTTGCCCACGCAATGGGGGATATTATCAAGCAAAAGACGGCTGAAAAGGAAAACCTGCAACGGCAGTTAGATGCCACGGCTACTGGTGCCACGGCTAAGCGCAATGACCTACAGACGAAGATAAATGCTTGCAACGATGAGATAGCCACTGCAAGGAATAATGTTAGTGAGTGTAAGGCAGCCATTCAGAAGCATTTGGGCGTGGGGATAGCAGCCACAAAGATAGACAGTGCAGAGTGGTTTGAGTACTTGAAAGGTCGTGGCATAAGTGGTGCGGATGCTATCAAGTTCAAGGCGATGAAAGGCACTGCAGAGTTTGCTGGTTTGTTTTGGGAAATTAATGCTGGCGCAGCTCGAAACTTACAGTTGAAACCAAATACAGTATATACGCTATCTGCTTGGGTAAAGACAGAGTTTGACAAAGATGCGCAAGGTTATTCGAACTTTGTCTTTGAAGCATTCAAGAAAGAGAAAGATAATTCAAGTCAGAGAGTTGGCAAATTGAATTTTAAGGCAGCAGCATCGTTTTATGAGCCTGTTGAGGAATGGACGAGATTGTCGGCTACATTTACCACTGAAGAGCTAAAGTATGGCAGTGTGGCAATGTGGATGAATGGTACAAAGCCTGCCACATTGTACCTTTGCCGCCCCAAGCTCGAAGAGGGCAACACTGCAACGCCATGGTGTGCGTATGACGGCACGGTGGAAGCATTGTTGGCGAGTGGCTTGGACATCAAGAACAGGAAAATGATAGCTACCACCGACAACTTCATTGTGCAGAACAACAAGGGCGAACGCACGTTTATGGTGGATGAGAAAGGGAGGATAAACAATGGTATGTTAGTATCAAAACTTCGATTGACTGAACCAACCATTATTACCAACGAAAACTATAGGGAGTTTTGCTACGAAGGTAAAATAAATGGACATGACGTGAAATTCCTTGATTTACTGAAATGCGGTACGCTGCTTGTATTGAAGAATGTAAATGAGCAACTGTATCTTGACTTACCCAGTTTTAAGCATTTTGAAAGCTACAACAATGACACTTTAGAAGAAAAAGCAAAAGCGCAATATGATAAAATGAGATACATCGGTAACACGATTATCTTATACAACATAAATAGTGAAATAGTATTCGTTTCAGGCGTGTTGAAGTATAAGAAAATGGAAGGTATGGGCAATATTGGAAATCTTGACGAATTTGGTTTTTACACAGCGGAAAGACTACCGTGTAGAAGTACTGAATTAGCCTGCTTTGAATGTAAGTTTGGTATCACAAAGCCTGAAAAGAGCCAACCTTGGTTTTATCGCAAGAGCGGTGTGTATTGGGAGTTTTGTTATGTGACAATAACGTAAGCTATAAACGGAAAAGATATGGAGACAATCAAATCAGTATCACTATGTGGGACTATGTAAGACTAAGTTTGGACTAAGCTATCAACTTGTAAACTCTCAACTAAAAGTATGAATTATGAATTCTTAATTATGAATTAACTGGTGAACTCGTCAACTTGTAAACTTGTCAACTCGTAAACTAAAAAACTAAAAGATATGAACAACGAAATGTGTGGCTGCGGAACAGAGGAACAAACAAACACCGCAAAGGGAATAGTAAGAATTAACTACAAGGAGGACTTCGAGCTGGTGGTGGAGCTGCTGGCTGGTGATAAGCCGTACCAATTAGGCGATGAGGATTTCAGAATAGACTTTATTGTCATGGCGAGCCGATATACGGTTGGGCGCACGGCAGGCGTTTGCGAGCGTTGCTCGGTGGACGGCAATAAGGTGCGCTGCTTCATGGACAGCCATGGCTTGCCACCGGGTGAGCTACGTGCGGAAGTAAAAGTGAATACTCCTGACCCTAACTATGCAGACGGAAGTAGGCTGAACGTGGCGATTGCCGAGGGTGTGGTGCTGCTGGTGAAGGACAACACACGCTTTGACGGTGCTGTTATTAAAGCCAACATCCCTGTGGCGCTGGTGGATGCCTACCAATTGGCGAAGGCACACGGATATAAGGGTACGATAGATGAGTACTACGCTACGTTCACGGAGGTTGGTCATTTGAAAGAAAACATCAAGGGAACGCTGGACGAAATGACGGAAGCCGAGATGCTACGGGCTAACGCTGAAAAAGAAAGAGCCAAAGCTGAAACGGAACGACAGAGTAACCGAGATAAGTTCAATACTGCCGAAAGTGAGCGAGTGAAGAATGAAAAACAGAGACAGACGAATGAACAAGCACGTCAACAGGCTGAAAATGAACGAGTAAGTGCTGAAAGCAATCGTGAAAGTGCGGAGGAACAGCGAGTAAAGACAGAGCAGCAACGCAACAGTACTGAACAGGCACGACAGACAGCCGAGAGCCAGCGTGCCAAAGATGAGCTTGCAAGGGTAGGTTCGGAAAATGAGCGTGCCAAATCGGAAGTTAGTCGCAAACAGGCGGAAACGCAACGACAGACTGCCGAAGAACTGCGCAAGCAGGCGGAAGCTGAACGAGCTGATTGGGAAACGGCAAGGAAAGGAAATGAAGATGCAAGGATAAGAGACGAGCATCAACGGAATGCTGCGGAACTGCAACGGAACGACACGGAACTTGCACGGAAATCATCAGAGCAACAGCGACAGACGAATGAAGAAGCACGGAAGACAGCAGAAACAGAACGTGCCACTGCCGAGGGGAAACGGGCGAACATAGACAAAGAGCGTGATGAGCTGGTAGCCAAGATGCAGGCGGCATGGCAAGAGATAGAACGCATGAAGAAAGTGCGAGAGGGTGAGTACGGTAAGGAGATAGAATTGGTAGAGAAAATCAAGAATGCTGCCAAAATTCCTACGCAGAACGTGTGGCTTGATGCCACGGACGGACAGATAAAAAGCACGCCTGCCAGTGAGGGTATCAACGCCAACGCCTACAAATACTATTATATAGGAAGAAGAGAGGTTGTTGGCTATGACCATAGAGTTAAAAAGAATACTTACCTACGCATTCTTGACCTAAGCAATTGGAACACGCAGGCACTAACGAATATAAATGGTATGTTTAGAGATTTTTCAGCTTTACAATCAATAGATGTGAGCAATTGGAACACGCAGGCACTAACGAACGGTAACACTTTTGTTTTTAACTGTTCATCTCTACAATCTCTTGACGTAAGTAACTGGAACACGCAAGCATTGACGAACGGATATTATATGTTCTCAAACTGTTCATCTCTACAATCTCTTGACGTAAGTAACTGGAACACGCAAGCATTGACGAGCGGTAGCGGAATGTTCTCAAACTGTTCATCTCTACAATCTCTTGACGTGAGCAAATGGAACACGCAGGCATTGGCGAACGGTAGAGGAATGTTCTCAGGCTGTTCCTCTCTGCAACATCTTGACGTGAGCAAATGGAACACGCAAGCATTGACGAGCACAGACAATATGTTTAGAGCTTGTTCATCTCTTGAAATGCTTGACTTTAGAAAGGCAAGTTTTAATAAAGTAACAGACGCGAGATATATGTTTTATGATGATAAGGCGCTTGCAACGCTGTGGCTGCCGCTGACGTTCGACCTGCTGACAAATATCGATTTGAACATACCGAGCTGGGGAGCAACGACAGACGGCTTGGCGTCTTTGCGCTGGACGTTTGGCGAGGGTGCGGATGACCGAACGGCAAAGGGTTTGCAGCCATGCACGGTGAAACTACACGCAAATGTATATGACAGGCTGACGGACACGGAAAGAGCCGCAGCGGCAAAGAAAGGTTGGACAATCACAAAATAAAAGAATATGAAAAAGAAAGAGATTAACGGCTGCACGGTGCTTGAAGCTGATGCAGGAAAGAAGATAGTAAAGGACAACGAGTTTGTGTGCGGCACGGTGGTATGGCTTGCTGTGGGCGATGCCACAGACGCTTACAAGGAAGTGAGCGTTGAAGAAGCCGATGCAATGGAAAAGGCACAAAGGGAAACAGAGGGAGAAAAACCCGATGATGAGCCACCAGTAGAAACGCCCACCGACATTGATATGGCTAAGGCGACAAAGATAGCACAGATAGCAGCCTACTCTGACAGCGATGCGGTGAACAGCCTTACATTTCACGGTATCAAGACTTGGCTCACACGTACTGTGCGTGACGGCTATAATACGAGCATTACGGCTGCAAAAAATCTTGGAGAGCCAACTGTCACGTTTATGGTTGGCGACAACGAGATGCAGCTGCCTGTTGAGCAGGCTCGCAGAGTATTGGATTTGGTGCAGCGTTATGCCGATGCGTGCTTTATCGTTACCGAGCGTCACAAAATAGCCGT